GCTGCTAAACGTAATGTCCGCAGCCCCGCCGCTGCCGACCGTAACCGTGGCGATGGACTCGAAATCACCACCACCCGCATAAATGAACGGATTGATAAAGAACATCAGGCACGCCGCCCGATGAGGTAAACCTTCGCGCCCTTAGCGCCAGTACCCGCCGTGTCAATGTCGATAGTGATCTCGGCATCGTCCGCGAGCGCGGAGTCGCTGATCGAGGTCGCAGTCGCAGCCGTCGTGGAGGTCTTCTCGTTGGCGTCGATGCTGAGCTTATTTGCCCCAAGGATCGACGTGCCGCCTTCGTTGATGTCGAAAGTCGGATTCCCCGACGTGGAGGCCGTGGTCAGGCTGGCCCGTACCGCTGTCACCGTCATAGCGAAAGGCATGCGGAAAGTGACCTTGGCTGTGCCCGTCGTGACGGCGGTTTCCTCATCAGACACCGCAACCGCGATCACCTCAGGGGAGCCACGCCAGACAAGGCCCGTGGACTCGCCCGAGGCAGCCGTCAGGATGAAATCATTAGTGCCGACCGCCAGCCGTGCGGGGGTGTTGTCCGCGGTGGCGGTGATCAGGTCGCCCTTGGCGTCAACTAGGGCTTTTAGAACATACTGGCTGTGAACATCAGTCGTCGTGTCATTCACATGGCTATTCGCCTCATCAAAATCCCTACCAGAAACACCATGCCTAAACACAGCTCCAGCATTATGAGACACAGCCGAAGTGCCATCCACACCACGAGTCACAGTGAGAGTAGTACCCGACACGCTAGTGACAGTCATAACCTCCTCAGAGGCCGTGTCAGGATCCACAATCGCAGTCCACGGAGTCTGAGCAGGAAACCCAGACAAAGCAGTAACCGTGATCGACGTTGTTGAATTATTAGCGGAAGCAGACAACGTGGTTGCTACCGCAGTAGACGAGTAATACCTACGGGCCATCAGTCCTACTTCCGGTAATGTACGGGCGTGTTGATTTCACCACGGAAACGAGCAACCTCCTCAGCAAGCCTCTGCTGATATAGCGCATACAAAGTTCTAGCCACGTTAGAAGCGGAGCCGATCTGGCGACGCTCATCAAAAAAGCCTGCCTGCACTGACGACGGATCCAGCAGAGCCACATCGATTGACGACACAAGTCGCGCAGCCGTCCCAAGAGCAACAACATCCCGGCACGATGCAGGCAAACCCGCTGTAGTTGTGAGCGTGTCCGAACCCGCTGACAGAAGAGTCGGATCCTTCAGGAACTGAACCTGCACAGTCCTGCCAGGAACAACCGAATCCCACACAGTGATCGTCTTGCCTGTCGCATACTGGGTCGCATTCGCCTGAAGGTCGATCTGCCATCTGCGAACAGTCTCCCAACGGCCCGAAGGGCCAACAGTCTTCCAAGTAACCTGGCTCACTTCATCCACCGTGGAAGGAATAGGGTAGGTGTTCGTGGCTGCCAGGAACGTGAACGTGTGAGTGTCCTTAGCCTTTAACTCTACACCCATAGAGGCGATAGTGTCGTTAATGGCACGCTTCACATAGTGGCGTGGGAACAGGGGATTGAACGTCACACGGGCATTGTCGCTGTGTGTGGCTGCTGTTGTCCCATCCACACCACGACCCCACGGCTGAAGGGCTACAGCGTTCGTCGTGATCGCGTCAATGTAGACAAGCTCATCATCAATCTCAGCCCGACCCATGCCTAGACGGGCACCGTTATCCACATTGAATGTGGTCGCTGTCCCATTAAGGCTGCCATTTAGGGCAGTCACAGACTCCTGAGAACGCACATAACCACGCAGCATCGACAGCACATCGTTAGTCAAATCGTCAAACGTCGTCACAGGTACTCCTCCGTGGTCACGATCTCCTCAGTCACCGTGTAACCAAGCCCCTCAAGTTCAGCCTTCAACGACGTAGACACCACATGGTCACGACCACCAGCCAAATACTTCTGGGCATTCCTCGTCCGCTCAAGATCAGGATGAGCGACCTCAGACCACACGCCACTCTCCTTCAACAAGGAAATACCCTCATACTCCTTGAACAGACGCCACTGGTAGGTGCTGACAGGTGGCCGGAAAATCCAGCCCTTCTTCGTCACCACAGCGTTACCGAAATCGTTACTGGGATCCACAGGGCCAGGGATAATGAACACGGTGGCGAGAGTGTCCGCATCCCCGAACTGCTCAGACCCAGCAATACCCGTAGGCGACATGACAGGTGTAAGGCTCGGAGAGCCAACAGAACCAGCAGAGGTAAACCCAGAAGGGTTCATGGATGTAAACGCCTCAGCGTTGCCTACAGAGGCTCCTGAGGGTATCCCTGCGACAGGAACTTTAGCCACCGTTTTAGCTGTCCCAACAGCGGCAGTGCCAGCAATGCTAGCAACAGAGAGCGAAGCGGACAAAGCAGGCGAACCGATACCACCAGCACCAGCAACACCAGACACGGCCACAGACGCTACAGTCGCAGCAGTACCCACAGCGGCAACAGAAGCAACCCCAGACACGACAACAGTCGCATTCACCTGAGCTGTACCCACAGCAGCAGAAGAAGCAACCCCGTCAGGGTAAGCAAACCTGAACAGGTCAGGACCCAGCTTTAATACTGGGCGCTCCGTTACATCAATAACGGTCATTCAGGACTAGAGGCTGAAAATCTTGTTGGCACCGTTATCCCACACCACGGTGATGTCACCGCCAGCAGGCTTAATCGGGATACCAGTACCCGAATCAATCCACGCAATCACACGCTGACTCGTATCAGCCACATCAGCGCCACCAGTCGAAGCAGACGACTGGAACAGCAGCAGCGCATGATCATTCGTGTCAGACGCAGGCGTCGTGAACGTCACATCAGCCGCGTCAAACACACCATTCGTCACAGTCTTAGACGACAGCGCAGACGACGTAGCATGAAGCGTGCCACCAGCACCAGTCACATCAGACACCGTGTCATGGGCAGTGTTATACGTGTAGCCCCGCACCAGGGCAACCTTGATCGTAGCCGTATCCAAGTCAATGCTCCCGTCAAGGAAACCTTCCTTGGCCTTCGGGAAGACAGCGTTCGCCACCTGTTCTCCTTAATCGAACTTAACAACTTGCCCCGTTTTGGGGCTGTAATGGGCACCGTTACTGAATGTGTTATCCGTGGCATCAAACGCTGCCCCGGCCTTCGCAGACAACTCAAACGCTTTATGAATGTCTGGAGTCCTAGTAGTTGCTGGCTGAATCCCCGCCTGACGGGCCTCAGCATAAAGATCAAGCTCACGGTTCTTACTCTTCTCCCGTGAAGCATCAATCCCAAGATGCGAGCGGGACCAACCCACACGCAAAGAAGCAGCCCTCAAGCACTGCCCGTAAGTCTCATGGTCTTTCGTAATACACCCGGTCCTGCAAGACATCAGATCCCCTTCAATGCCCCGCAGGGGCCACCCCACAATATGAGTGACCCCCGCAGGAACATCAACTATCAGGCGTTGATAGACGAAGCCGACTCAATGCGGTAAAGCGCAGCCTCACGGTAACGCTTCCACCCGAGAACGCCATACCAGCCCAGAGGGCGGTGACGCATCAGCTTGTCCGTAACCGGACCCATGATCGTGTGCGGCTCCTCAGCGACAGCCTCAGCCAGCGCCTGCTTGCCCACGATGATCGTGCGGTACACCTTCGCAGAAGTAGCACCATCCGTTGCCGAGTACATGCGAGGAGTCTCAATGAAGTAAGCACCCTCAAACGTACCGATGAATCCAGGCCAGAAGTTCTCCGTAGCATCGTACTTGTGGAGATCCTGGAACCCGCCACCCGTAGCCTCCTTGCGAAGATCGAAGGAAACCTCAGGGTGAATGTAGGCAGCGTAAAGGCTACCCTGACGCGGAACCGCAAGGTTCGCACGCAGCTTCGCAACAACGAAACGAATGTCGTCAGCCTTGATGATGTCCGTGATCTCAACCTCAGAAGTCTGAGTGGGAGTGTCGGACGAGTCACGGGCGAAACGAACATTGCTACCACCACGCAGCTCCGTCATCACAACAGAGTCAAGCGAGTCAGCCATGTTGTACGCGATGATGTCAGCAGCAGCCGGGTCAACATCGGACAGCGAGAACAGACCCAGCTTGCGGGTGAGCAGGGCAGCATTGCCGTACTCGTTCAGAGTAACAGTGACCGTGGTCGTGTTGCTCAGTGCAACCGCATCAGGATCAACGTTCTCAGTCAGGGTCGAAGTTGCCTGAGCCAGATCAGCATAAATCTGGAAAACAACAGACGAACCCGGCATGGCCTGCTGGACGGGCCGCTTATCAGCAATGTCACGGATGAGCGGCTGCGACCGCAGTGCCATCTCAACATAACGATCATAAGCAGTCTGGACAAGGTTAGTCATACCAGTCTGATTGGAGATCGTGCTAGTACCAGTGTAGGTATTAGGCATAGTTGAGATTCACCACCTTTCGCAAATAGTTATTGGACTACTGGTCAGTACACCGGGGGACCACCGGAACCCTGGAACAGAATCCTGTTCAGGTCTTCCGGTGTCTTCGCAGCGGCAATCATTGCCATGATCTGCGACTCGTCACCAGCCGGTGCCTGTCCCGCATTCACAACCTCATTGAACTGCTGATAGCCAGGGGGAACCATCACATCCTGCTGAAAGTCCATCTGCTCATTCTGAGAGCCATCGCTGTCCGCAGCCACAGTCGTGGGCTGGAACACATCGGCCTTCTCATCAAGCCAAGAAACAATCTCTGCTTCGTTAGTGATATCCCCCGGGATCAAATCAGCGATCTTCGGGTTGTAACCGCGAGACGCGAGAACGTCTGCCACTGTCCGCTTACGCGATTCGACGCGGTAACCTTGAAGTTCACCCTCAAGTTCCTTCAACCGCTTCACAGCGGCCTTATGTGCCCGACGCACCTGCGTCATAGCACCATCATCGTAATCATCGAAATCGTCAGGCAGATCATACTCGTGCTGGGCCATATGCCCTCACCCTCTTCTCATCCGTGGAAGTCGCCACCCACACACGCAACTGGGGAAGTAGCGTGTGGCTGTGACTATCGGTCTTGTGACGCACACCAGGGCCGACCGATCTGGTGTGGAGTGGAGCTGCTGGGAATCGAACCCAGGTCTAGGTCTGTCACCATCGTGTGGTTTTACAGTCCTGCTTTCCATTCAGCCCCGAACAGGACTAACGTCCCGTATGAACCCTGTACCACTTGTAGTCATCCACGCCTATAGGTTCCTTTCGACCCCGAGAGAACCCGCAGCAGTCCCAGCCGACCCAGCGAACCGCGCACGCTCACGCCGTGCACGCCTCTCCGACGCGAGCCTCGCCTGCTCATCACCGAAAGCAGCAGCAAGAGCGTCCCTCTGATCAAACGCTTCACGGTCGATTCCGGCAAGAGTTGTCTCCCTCTCAGCGACACGACGAGCCCTACCGAACTCGCCCTCAAGTTGAGCCAGGGTTCCCATCTGGAACGGGTCAATCGTTGCACCCACAGAAGTACCGGCAAGACGCTCAGCGTAGGCACGGTCCATGCTGAACCCTGCACGCTCCGCAGCAGCACCAATCTGTGCAGTACGAGCAATCCCGCGAATACCCTCTTGGGTGCGGATAGCCTCGTTACGGTCAGCCTTGAAACGCAGACCCTGCTCGTTAGTCAAACCAAGCATATACGCTGTCAGGTCACCGTCACTCACATCGTAATATTGACGCAACTCAGCAGCCACGAGAGGATTCATTGCCTGCTTTGCAGCAACAACCCGCTCCTCAACCTCGCGTACAGAAAGACCAGCACCAATCAAGCGAGCATAATCCTCAGGCGAGTCATAGTATGTCGGATCAATACCGTAGTTAGACATGACATTACGGTACGAGGACTCAAGTCCAATGTACTGAGCCTCAGAGATAGCCTGACCACGAGCAATCAGTTCAGACATGCCAGCAAAACGGCGCTTATAGATATCCGTGTCACGGAACTTCATCAACACGGCATCCGTGCCAGCATCGGCAAGACCAGACTGAATCCAACCCTCAACCTGGCCCATCAAAGTGGTAATGTCAGCGTCACCGAAACCGAACTGTCTGAACAGGCCACGCAGATACTCACGGGCAATAGCCCGTGTAGCAATCTGCTTCGTGTCGTCAGGGCCAGGAGGCTCAGTCGGAGTAACCGGATCTATAGGATCTGCCGGGTCTACAGGATCTGTAGGTGTCTGCCGGAAACCCCAACCAGTAGCGTCATCCCACACCCACTCGTAACCCTCAGGCAGAGTCTGGGTAGGACGCTCATCCTTCGTCAGGCGAGTCTCAATCCACGCCTGACCGTTCCACTTCCACGCAAAGCCAGGTCGTGGAGTCGCTTTGGGAGGGTTACCGGGCTTAGGGGTATTGCTCCACGGGAACGGACCAGAGCCTGAGCCAGTACCCGGCTCGTTTGGATTAGGGCCGCCACTTGGTGGCTTCTTGTCACCCGGCTTCTTGGGCTTCCTTGAATCAGCCATCCCTACCCCACAAATCCCATCATGCGAGCCAAATCAGACCCAATCTGCGAGTAGGTGGACAAAGCATTGGTCGTGTACTGCCAACGCTCATCCTTCTTAATCGCCTGGTTGAACTCCCACAACGGCATCAGCCTCGGCTGATTCTTGTCGTCAAGACTCGTGAATGCCTTCCGCAACAGCGGATCATTCAAATCCACCGAACTGGGATCCCGAAGTTCCAGCATCTGAGCAAGCTCACCGATATAGCCCGAAGCCAAATCCCGAACCGAACGATCCTTTGAGAGCCTGCCAGCGAACACCGGATACTTCGACTCAGCCTCAGCAATCAGCTCATTCCAGGCATCGTCCTCGTCATAGTTCGAGTTAGGATTCAGAATCTGCTGGGCGGTTCTCTTCGCCCAATCAGCGTCACGAGTCAACCCGTACTCGCGAGCAGCTTCAGACAGCGTGCGCTCCGTATCAAGCAACGCCCCGCCAGGGGTCAACTCTGCGCCACCAGCCTGCTGCTTACCGAACTGACCAGCAAGCCACACCTTCAGACCACGCTCATCCGCAAGATCCCAACCCTGATAAAGGTAGCGGCGAGCAATCTTATCCAGTTCACCCTCATCGACCTGCATATTGTAGATCGACTCAGCCATGTCACGGATCTTCTGCTTCACAGCCTCAATAGAGTCAATCCACTTACCCTGCTGGGCAGGATCATTCTCCATAATAAAGGCTTCAAGCCAGCGGTTACCCCGGCCCTTCTCCTTCTGGCCCTTCCACCAGTCAGACTTGTAAATCTCACCAATGAATTTCTCGGTAGACCAGCCATTAGACACAGCTTGAGAAAACAGATTAATCAGGGCAGGGTTCTGCTTAACAAGGTCACGAACCCAGTCGCCAACCTCATCATAGTAGTCGCCAAGATATTTCTCAGTCAGGCGACTGCGGTCAGAACCACGAGACTCACGATACTTATCAACAGCCTTCTGAGCATCCTCAACAGCCTGCTCAAGCGCCTTAATATCAGGAGCGTTATTCTGTCGCCCAAGTTTCAGATTGCTTTGCGCGTCACGAAGTTGACGCTCAAGAAGCCTAACAACAACATCAAATGTGTTTTCAGCGGCCATTATGCACCACCAAGAAGAGCAGACATAAATGTGCGGTAGTACCTGTCAGCCTGCGACTCCGTATAGTCAGGCAGCGTTTCAACGAACTCTTGTGCCACGACACCAGCGTCGATACCTCCAGACTGGGTGACAGTGCTGCCATTAGCACTCACAACCATCGGATTGTTACGCTGATAGTCCTGAAGTAGTTCAAGAAATCTACTGACCTCATTAGCTTTAGGGTCACGGCCTACCGCTGACTGCATAAACTGAGTCAACAAAGCCTGAGCTTGCGTTGGTGAAGCAAGGTCAATGCGCTCAGAAGTGGCACCACCCCCGCCTCCATAACCACCACCACCTGAAGGATAACCGCCAGGAGTAGAGCCGTCAGGAGACTCACTAGCAGTGACACCCTCAGAAAAAATCTGCTGCAACATCTGCCAAGCAGGAGGAGCTCCCTCACTGATAGCGGCATTCATGATATCCTTCTGCCAGAAACCCTCAGCCCACTGATCACTGTAGTTAGGGTAATCCCTGTAATATGCGCGAGCAGCAGCCTGGATGATTGCTTTTGAGGCAGGGTCAGACCAGTATGCTTCACGCAAATCACCAGAATTTTGGGCCCGGTAAATCAATGGCAAAGAGGGAATCTGCTGCTCCATGCGGTCAGCAGTACCCCAAACTGGGGGGCGGTAAGCAATGTCATACCGCAAGTAGGCAGGCTCGCGAGGGG